AATATAAGCTGTAGCTTATAAAATTAGAGAGGGCTAAGGATTTGAGAAGGGCGGCAAACTCACCCCCCGATCAAGCTTTAGCCCTTCTTTCTATAGTAGCAATAGTATCATGTATAGCACCTCCATGACTCATGATGCATAACTCTTCTACGTAAAATCCTCTTTTTGCACCCATACTTACAGAATGATACCCAAATGTTATAACTTTCCCCCCATCAGAGAGTAAAGGGATAATTGCATCTTTTAGCCTGTTAAATGGACTACAGATAGCACCTTCATACATCTCCATTGATTTTCTAAAAGCATACGGAGGGTCTAATATTATTGTATTGAAAAGCCTTCCTTCATAGCTTTTGCAAAATTCCAATGCATCCATATGCGAATCAGCTACCATATTTTCTCTTATATCATTCCTGTACTCATTTACATCTAATAGTGTTTCCCCTGCAAATAAATTCAGCACGTATCCTTGACATCTTTGTGTAACCCATGCCTTTATTTTAGGTGCTTTGAATGTATACTTATTAAGTGGAGTTTTCAGATGAGTAAACTTCATTTTAACCTTTATATGCTTTATTTAATTTTATATCAAATCCATATTGAGCTAAAAAATGCTTAGCTTTCCACTTAAAAAGATCTGTTCTCATCTCACCTCCTTTTGTGTCTTCTACTATTGCATTGGGGAAAAATAATATCTCATTCTGAGATCTCTTGTAGGGTATTGTTTCACTTTTAGAATAAACAGCATCTGCACAATAATGCCCTACTAAATTTCCGTTTACAATTAAAGGTATAGACACTTCTCTTTCTAAGTGAAATATTTCACCAGACTTCTCAAGAAGCTTTAATTCTTTCCATCTTGCATATTCAGCCTTTGATCGAAAAACCCCTTCCTCTGTATAAACAAAGCTATTTTTATATTTAGATTTCTTGCCGCTCTTAACAGATTCCAAATATTCTTGCTTGCTTATAAGGTTTTTCCTCATCTTTGCGGTATTTCAACCTCTTCCTCTTTGAATGGTTTTTGCTCTTTAAAGCTTCTCTTGTCTTGCAATAGATACCTTAGCAAGCTACGTGAAGCAGTAAGCTGTATTTCAAGCCTATAATTATTGTGGATGTGATTCCTATATTCCTCAGATTCATAAGGGCTTTTAGGGTCAATCATTTTTAGCAGATCTTCTGGAGTTCGCCACGCTTCCGTCCAAATAGCTCCGGGCCTTGACCTTATCAAAGGTTTTATACCCTTGCTCATAGCTTCTGCTATTGAATAGCCAAATGACTCTACAACTGAAGGTGATATGATATAGTTTTTATCTTCAAGCCAATCATCTATCATATGGTGAGGTATTTGATCTTGATACCATACATTAGGCAACTCAGCCACTTGAGAGCTAAAGTCATAAGCAATATGATTATCTTGAAACCTACCTAGGATGTGAAATTCGTAGTCTGGCAATATGTGTGCATATTGGATCAAAAGATCAATGCCTTTTTTTGCATTGAGGTATCCAACATATGCAATCTTATTTCCATGTCCTCTTTCTCTATAAGTCCACTTGCTCATATCTACGCCATTAGGAATAATAGAGGTGTCTATTACATCTTTTAGATGAGGCCATTTCATAAAGAATAAGTCCCTAATATGGCTTGCTACAAAAACTAAATGGTCCACATTGTTCCAATTGACTTTTGTTGGCATATCGCCAAAAGCTTCATAGCTATGTAGTCTACAAACTACGGGCGAACTCCACTGCGATTTACTCCATTCAATTATATTTTGATCACACCACTCAAACCAAGCTATATCTGACCAAGCTTTTTCTTTCTCATCAATAATGTTATTGGCCCTAACGTCAAAATCTTGACTCAACCCATTGATAAGATCTTTAGAAAAAGAGCCTAAACTGTCAGCCAAAATCAAGTTGGGCTTATGTGAAGGCAAAGAAACTTTAAGATTGTTTTTATAGGTATTAATTTTATCAATTAATGTCTTGTCGTTTGGCCTCCAAGAGTGCGCGGCCTCAGCATACCGCAATGCTTCAGTGTTGTTACCTTGCTTTTCGTATGTTAGCATTCTCTGTATGTCTGGAATAAAAGAATACACTGGCCCTTGGCAAAACATAACTGTATTTGGAGCAGGCATATTCCTTGCCGTCTTAAACCAATGGTGTGCTTCATCGTAATTCTCTTGAGCAGAAGCAATTTCACCCAACAGAATAAGCGGTTCAGACCTATTGTAGTTGAGTTGCATCGCCTTTAATCCGTGCTCTTTTGAAGCTTCAAAGTCTTTCCTATGGCGCAAATAAAGCACCGCAAGCTGTTGATGCGCTTGATACTTCTCTTCGCCAAAATTACTTCTTTTAAGATACTGCTCATACCAGTATATAGCTTTTTCAGATCTTCCCATATCCGCATGAGAGTTGCCCATATAAAACCAAGGTCTGCCATTCTGCTCAGATAAGGGTTTCGCTCTTTCTCTTTTTATGTCTTCCATCAAGCCGCTAAAATTCATTTTAGCTCTTTGCTTTTTACGCATTGATTCGCGCTTTGGCGGCATGTTATGGATGAGAACTCCCTCTGGACAACCCATAGCATTGCCTTTTTCATATCCTACTAAATGGTTATGAACTGCCGATTCATAATGAATGCCTTTGTGATTTCTAAAAACTCTGGGCTGTAAAAAGAATAAAGCAGGTATTCCCCACGCATCGGTATTCATGCACAGAGTCTTACATAAAACATCATATCCATCAGAAAGACCATTCAACCTTAACTGTTCCATAAAGGATTTGGGCGTAAGGACTTTTTGCTTGTAAATATCAATATGCCTCATACGGGCAAGCTGTAAAGAAACAGGGTGATCGTCTGGAGGTAAAAACTCATGCCCGTCTAATATGAAAACTAAATCACTTTCACATCTTTCAATTGCTTGGTTCCTTGCGGATGAAAAATTGTTTTCCCAAGTAAATTCAAAATACTTTCCATCACTGGCATATTTCTTTGAAATCTCTGCTGTGTTGTCGGTGCATGAATCATCAACGCCAATTACTATTTCATCAACGCAATCTTTGACAGACTCTATTGCATGTTCCAAAGTCTGAGCCTCATTTTTAACAACCATAGCCAGAGAGATAGTAGGCATTTTTTCATCCCATGAAAAAAGTTAATAAAAAAGGCGAATGGCTACCTAAGTAACCACTCGCCAGAAGTCGCCTTATAATGTAAGACTATTTCTTATGCAAATCAAACCCCAGACGAAGTGGGGATACCTGCACTCCCTGCAAAGAAAATCGTTACACCACCTTCCGTACTACCTTCACAATCAACATGCAAACCTGTGTTAAACTGCAACACAGAAGTCAAATGGTCTGATCCAGAAGCTGGAGCAAACAATTCTACTCTTTTAGTAGTAGAATTCAAAGATTGGGTGGCCGTAGCATCATGTAGCGTAACCCTTACTGCCGAAGCAGGTGCTGCTACATGTGCTCCTGTAATGATAGTTGCCTTCTTGGGAGAAGGACTAAGAAATTCAGTGTTACCAACCCCAACAAAACGAGGTTGAGCACGGCGAGCAGTTGCCATTTTTTATGCCTCTACTGTTTCAGTTTCAACATTTTTGGCAATACTTGCCTTTTTACGTCGAGCTTCATTACCTAACAACGTCTGCCTATTAGCAGATCTTTCAACTTGAGCGGCAAGTTTGTACCAGCTATGATCTGGAACAAAGTTACCTTTCTTGTCTTCAGAACCAAACTGATTAGACATGGCTGTTATAGTAATCTTAGGCCAATCAAGTACTGCCCCTCTAACTAAACCTTTTGCAGGATTTAGATCCTTCGTCAGAACAACTTGCATATAAACTTACCTCTTAGTCCGCATCAACCGGAGTCCACTCAATATAACAGATAGAATCTGCTAATGTCTGCGGAGTTCCAGATACGGTTAGCTGAAGTTGCAAAACGTCACCTGCGCCCAAAGTCGAGTTACCATTATTGACAGGAATCTCCTTAAAAGAAGTTGCCGCCAACGTCTGTCCCGACAATGAAACAGCTTGCGCGTTAAGGGTTACATTAGAACTTGTACTGGTCGAACGATTCTTCAACGTGAAAATCCACGTATCGGCCTCATTAGACGCATGGTACATTTCGGTGTGATTGTTCACTCCGACATAGGTAATTCGTGCGCCCGAAGGGGGCGCACGAAATACGGTTCTATTAAACGCACCAGTATTCGATGTGTTTATTGTAACCGTTTCCGAATTACGCTTTGCTCCAGTCATCAAAGAGGATGGACTAACTAGGGTTTTTGGCCCTGTGGTCGGTTTAGGCATTTTTAAGCCTCCTCTTTAAAAGTTAAGCTACGCAAGACGGAAAATAATAACCACAATCAGACGAGGTAACCTTGATATCCGTTAGAAGCGAAACTTCAACGACATCTTGAGCTTCGGCTTCTTCACGGAAACGCTTCGTGGTCGGAGCACTCTTCTGAAAAATGTAAGCACCACTCGGCTCACTGATCGAAGGATTGCCAGTTACATACATAAGCGTGGCATTCTTGCCCCAAACATAAGACATGCTATCAGAAGCACCTTTCGCCGCAGTATTTACGATGGCACTGCCAACGATAATACGATCAACGTCAAGCCACTGAGCAATCTGATCTTGGGTAAGTATACCGGCCTGCGTATGCTTGTAGCGATCCAACGCATCGGGATGCATACGGAGATACTTAAACACTTCTTGACCAACCAACAGCGTGTTCGGGGCCATGCCCGTATTCTGCAAAACAGTGTCCTTGCCCACGGCAACATCCGTAGCAGGGTCAGAGTTCACAAAGTCACTCCACTGATTGTCAACAGTCTTGTTCGTTCCCCATGAACCCGTATTGAACAGGGTCGAAGCGGCACGACGCTCACGACGCAACATAACCATCTGCATGGCCCACTCAGAAGCATCTTCAAAGGGGCGAAGCGGATTGTCAGCATTGTCACGAATGCGGTCGGGAATTGCAGAAGCTTGAGCAATTTCCTTCAACGCATAGTTTTCGTTTGACAAATCGAAACCACCGCGAGGAGCGCGAGTTCCCGGAGCACGATCATTATCAGCTTCGTCACGGAACCAATCACCCTTCGTGAAAGTAAAATATTTGTCAGATTCCTTTTCGACATTCACAACAGGAGCAACACTGTCGGCAATAAAGTTGCTGTTCGTATAGCGAATAGCAACATTGCTAATAGCGCGGTCAATATGAACGTCACCAATTCTTGGATTCGGCATTCTAATTACTCTCCTTTCTTATTAAGCACTGGTAGCAAAGCCACCGGGGACAAGGAGAGCTTCTATTTTCTCATTGGCCGAACCACCATCTTGCAGAGCAATAGCACCATAAGCACCAAGACCCAAGTGGCGAACCGCACGACCAGAAGCATCAGCTTTTAGACGTTCTCCAAAAGTAACAGCACCACCGATAGTCAACTGCGTGATGCCAACCATACCTACAGAAATACCTTCACCAGTCTTAGCCGTATCTTGTGAAACACCAAGTACGGGGTCACCGGCGGCGGCGGCAACGACTTCGGGAGAAGTCGCGCCCGCTTTGACAAAAATATGCTGATCAGATGAGGCCGAAAGATTATCACCGCTCACAGTAAACGTACGAGCAAGGACAATGTTTTCAGCCGCGCCACCGATCAGAAAATCGTTGCGAATCATCTCTTTTCTCCTTAGATGCCAGCGGCTTTTGCAACTTCGGGATGATCACGGTCAATCAATCCGCGAACCTCATGGCTCTTCAATTGCGGATTATCGCCCGAAAGCTTGTCCCAAAGTTTCCAATATTCGTCTACAGAATCACCTTCGCTCTTTTCGCTATTTACAGCATCCTCATCACTGGTAAGCTCAAGAACAGCCTTATCATATGATGGCTTAGCTTCGATAATAGCATCAAAGGATTCGGGGTCATTCAAGGCCAACTTACGCATAGGCGCATCTGCACCATCAACTTCCGCAGGAAGAAGCTTGCGATTACGTACAGCCATGTTAATACGATCATCCGCTTCACGGGTTCGCTTGTCATCCATGAGGACTTTCAACTGATCTGCTAGGCGAATGTTTTCATCTTCTACGTCAGAAAGCTTCTGCGTCAACTCGTCATTCTTTTCAGCCAAAACCAAGGTTTCTTCGTTATCGGTTTCGTCTGAAAGACTTACTTCAGCTTCGTCAGCTTCTTCGGACATTTCAGTAAGTTCACGAACCTTGCCTTCGATCTCATCGATCTGAAGTTCAAGTTCATCAACCTTCTCTGCCTTGTCCACAAGAGCCGCAACAGCTTCAGCAACAGCCGAATCTTCAGCATCCTCTTTCAAACCAAGAAGACTCAAGAGTTCCTTATCCATTTTAGGAATCTCCTTCTCGTTTGAGGAAATTGTGGTATCTGTCACGGCATTTTGCCCGACAGCTTCGTAAGTGCGCCGTACTTCTTGCCATTGATCTGGCGCATCGAATTCAATGGCATTCTCTGTATTTTCTGGGTCATAAGAAAATGAAACTTGATACATCTTAGATCCGTTAGTCCGTTCAAGCTTTTCCACGATCAGATTATCTTCACGAACATCACGAACCATATATGAAGTCATTTCTGCATCTGGATATTCACGATAAAAGCCTCGCGTTACAGCTTTAACCATATCTGTCAGTGAATCATCAGAAGCTAATTCAATATCTGGCATTATATCACTAAACCAACCTTCATCATTTAAGGTAATAGGAGCCATAGCAGGGAGAAAAGGGCGATTTGTCAAAGCGGCGGCTAAAAGAGTCGGGCCTTGCTGTGCGCCTGTTTCTTGGTTCGTCCTATTAAAAGTAAACTCTGGAGATATATAACGAAATTCTCCATTACCTACAAACTCTTTTGCTTTTTCAGTAAAGCGAACTTTAGCCATAAGCCTTTTCCCGCCTAACCCATCGTCTTCCTTATAGATATTGTCAACCCAACCTGCTGCCCTAGACTTTTCTGGATCTGGATTTAAAGATCCATGATTATAATCTAAAGGAATTCTATCTGGACCCGGGAAGTTAGCAATCATACGATCCATTACTTCGGGCGTTACTGAAAATTTACCATATCTTTGATGGTGAAAATCCCCAGTTTTTAATATTTGGATTACTGTATCTTCAACTTGCTCTTTGTCATTTAGACTTACTTCCTGTGACCAAAAAAACTTTTCTATCATAATTCTACACCTTTTTTGAGACTAACCAATCTGCCTTTTATGTCGGTAATTTGATCGACCCATTTCACAACATCGGCCCAATATGCGGCACTTGCTGTTTTATCTATTCTGCCCTTTGCGATGTTTTTTGCGTGTCTAGCCTTAAACGATTCTCTCCGCTTACGGTATGACTCGCTTTCACCTTTTTTCTTTGGGCTTCCTTTTACGCCTTGCTGTCCAAATCTAATCAGACGAACTTTATTGCCTTGCTTAGCTAAGACTGCGTGACTTTTTGTTGGGTGCGAAGGAGTCCTTTTGGGCTTATTGTATCCCTCAAATTTTTCCCCTGCATATTCTATCATTTTTAAGTCTCTCTACTGCTCTTCCAAAGCAAGGCAATATTTCTATCAGTTTCTTCTATCTTATTATAAATACGGTTAATATTAGAGCTAATGTCATCAAGCCTTGATTCTATCATTTTCGTTACTATACTGTCTCTCTCATTTAAAGCGGCAACTTTTTGCTCCAAAAAATCAAGCCTTTTACCATGGTCGTTGATACTTGATTGCAATGTATCAATTCCTTTTTTCAATAAATAAATAACAAAACTACCTATTATGGTAAATGAAGCAACACCTAAAGAGAACAATAGTTCTACTTTTACAGATTCCATAAAAATTATTCTTCAATAACCTCAACAATAACTTCTGCCGCTTCTTCGCTTACCGATTCAGCAAATTTTCCAGTAATACCCATATATCCTAAAACAATAGCTATCAAACTGGCTATTCCAACCTTCATAGACTTAGTAGCTAACTTATCTTTCAAAAATTCCATAACACCCTCCTTAAAGGTTAGCTTTGCAGTATATTCCCCCCAAGCAAAATTTGCTTATACTGCAAAGCTAACACATCTAATTTACGCAAACAAAATAATCCCCTACAATTATTAGGCCATTTGCCATTAATGTTTACGTAATAACAATGCTATAATAGCACCTATAAACATTTTCGGAGGTTTTTCTACGGAAACATAAAATTAATACTTTTTATTGTAACCACCCATAGCCTTCATGGAGTCCTTCTTTCCATGCTGACCAGCTTTCATAGAGTCTTTCTTGCCGCCACGCATCTGACGCATTCTTTCCATTTTCTCCATGCGCTTTTGCCGCTTCATTTTCTGATCATCTAACATCTTGTCCATCATCTTCTTAACTCGCTGAAGGCGACCCATAGCACCTTCCATGTGAACATCTTCCATCCTCGGATTAGGCATCTCATTATCCTTGTTTTTAATGTAACCAGAAGAGTATGCGGCTTTCGCTACTTCTTCTGCCTTACTGCGTGTTGGGAATGGTCCTTTTGAACCCCAATAATAACCTTTAGAGGTTTTACGAATTGGCATTTTTGCTTTTCTCTCTAATTTTCTTTTTGGGAGGTGGCGTTACTTCCCATCCTTCTAAGCTTTTGAATCTTGAAGTATCCCTTTCTTTTGGCCTTTGCTTGTATAAATCCGCTCTGCTCCAAGATTCTTTTATCGGTTTGCTCATAATTCCTCCATTTCAATTATCAACATTTCAGAAGGCTTTGTTAAATTTATACCACCTCTAACAATCTGCTGTAACTCCCCCATAGATTCTTTTGATTGTGTCACTGTTTTGGTTCCTGTGATTCTAAACTTAGTATTCGGCAAAACAACAACTTCTTGTTCGCTTGAATATTTAGAATTATAGCCTATATAACGCCCTGTTTTACTTTGAGCCTTTATGACCACAGAATTAGTGTTATTCATAAAGTAAACTTTATCCCCTTTCTCGGTAAATCCCACTTGATCCAATCCAGATTTAGTGGAACTGCCCCTACTCGGCATTAGACCTGCGAAATCAGAGATAATGTCCCTACTGAGAGAAAAGGACGCGATAGGCATATTTATTTCTGCGCCTTCTACAAACTGCTCTTTTATTCTATTGTAAACATTCGGCGTTTGATTATCAAAGCTCATACCTCTATACATCACGCCTTCCATTGTCGGACACTTTTCTATATTGCTAATAAGATATCTATCATCAAAATTTTCTCTACCACTAATCACCCTTTCTCTCATTGCGGCAATGTCTTCGTAGGGCGCGGCAGTCCAATTGTCACGAATATTAGCATCTTCTCCAAGGGTCAACTCTTCTTCTCCATGGATAATTCTTCTATTTTTCTCTTCTTCAGTTTGGTATTGAGATTGGAAAAATTCTCCTACGGCAGACTTTGTTCTATTGCCGTGTAATTTTTGATTGTGTCCTATACCGCCCGGACTATGAAGCTGAATTTCAATATTGTCATGTGCGAAATATTCATCCTTCATAATGTAAATGTATATACACCTACAAGCTCCCCTACCATTACAATCCCTATGTGGAGGCATTAGATTGTAGTAACGCTTTGACCCTACTTCAACTCTTGTCCCATCAACAGCGGCACATTCTATGCAAGTATTTTGATCCATTAAAGATGAATAATAAGCAAAGGCAATATCATCTTTATACTTCATTGCCTTGTAGTGCCTACCAAGCGAGTAAGACTCTGATACATTTTTTATTGCCGCTTTTTTCCCTTCCCTATCGGCAACACCTACAATCTGATCAACAAGCTCATCTATGTTTCGTGAAGTTATTCCATCTTCGCCTAAAGTACGCCATAAGTCTTCGGCATATAACTGAGCGGCTCTTTCTATTTTATGGGTAATATCAAGAGACATAGCTCTAGCCCTTGCTAAAAAAAGCTCTTTAATCTCTTTTATTTCTGGCTCTTCATCTCTTAGCTGTATTCGGTTTCTCTGCCTATCAATTTCTTTTTCTATTTCAGCACTGCCTTTATAAAACAATCCGTTCATTATTTTATAAAATCCATTAGACAAAGCTTGAGAGTCAGTTTTCCTAACTTTAATTTCAGATATTGCTTCTGGACCCTCAGAGATGGCACTGACTACTTTGCCTCTAATATAATCAGCTAAGTCATATCTCATTCTTTGCGTAATTCTCTCAATATCCATTCTACCCTGCTCTAAATCATTTAGAATAGATGGGAAATTGGGAGCTTTCTCTTCTTCGCTTAACTCTTTTTTCTTATTCATTAGAACCAATCAACCCAAGTAAGATCAATGGTAACCTCACTGCTGTTTTTTGATTTGCCTACAACGCTTAATGTTTCATTTGGCAGAAGTCTAATGTCTTTTCCTATCAAATCGATATCTCTTGAATCAACTTTAGCCAATACATAGCCACGTGAATAATCACCATCTGTTGCAGTTGCTGAGTTTTTCATAATAGAAGCTAAGGAAGTATCAACATCTATATTTGTATACGTAGCAGATCCTCCAATTAATGCATTTTTAATTAATTTTACAGTAACCGACTTTGTTCCATCAGTGGCAATGCCGATATTGTCTAATCTGATCACAGAAAGATTAGTTTTGCCCTTAAAAGTAGGATTGTTTCTAACTGTTAAAATATTTTTAAACGAATCACTTACTGTAGTAATATTACCAGAAGACTTAACAAGTCCCAATACCTCTTCTTGCCCTTCAACAAACCCTGCAATAGATGAAGACTTCAAATTTATTAAATTTGAATTAGTTCCATTTCTTGTTGAGAATGTAAACTGCAAATGAGGAATTGAAGATGAGGGTATTTCATTTTTATTAGCATATCTTTCTGTATGGACAAGTTGGAATTCACTCGTTGTAGCACTTTCAATAAAATATTGTATGCCACCATAACCAAGCCATTGGTTTTTAATTTGAAAAATATTACCTGCTTGTGGATTTAGGGTTTGACCCGACGGGCCTTTCCCGTCCATCTTGTCAACATTCCACTCGCTCTGAGGGATTACATACTTGCTCCCTGTATTTTTTCTAATTATGCCAAAAGTCTCATTTTCGTATCCAAAGCCAAAAAAGTTTTCATAATTACCCACACCTGCTTCCATATTGCTATCTGGCTGAGCAGTTGAGAATAAAGAGGAAAACCTTGAGAGACTGCCTTGCCCCGGTTGATAATGTATAAAATCTTTCGACAACAGCGTTGAGCTTGAGTTTGCGTCTGGAGATTTTAAAATCAGCAAAGAATCTTCTGATAAAACTGTCCCATTGTTGGTTACTTGAGTTTCAACAAGTTGATTGTTGACTCCATAAAAAAACCCCATTTGTATTTGTGGAGTTAAGCCAGCAACTAGATTTTCTCCAAAAGCACTGACCATGGTCTTTGGTGGAGTAACATATACTGGAACTTTAGGATGCCCTCTTCCTACCATTTTATCTATCCTCTGCTTCTTCTAATTTTTGTAATCTTTTTTCTATGTATTCTATTTTTAAATTTTGACGAGTATCGTCTGGCAACGAACCTATTCTACCTAAAGGCCAATTAACTCTAAAGTAGTTATTATCATTAACATCTCTTTTTATGAGCATGACATCTACATCAAATCCAGAAAGCCTTATTTCTGTGTTTTCAATTCTATTACGAACCTCTTCAATTTCCACTTCTAATTCATATAGATCTTCTACGGCTCTTTCAAGCTTTTGTTGCGCTTCAAATACGCTCGATATCTGGTCCCATCCAAAATAAAGAGCCACGCCACCTGCTAATAGCATGATTAGCAATATACCAGCTTCTTTTGAAAGCTTATCTATTGCTCCTCCTGTATCAAGTGCGTCTGCCAATGCTACCTATACCCTTTTGATATTTCTTTTGCTTTTGGCGTTTGTTTGCTAAACTGCTTGCCGCTTTTTAGGTCTTTTCGCTTTTGTTTAGTAGTAGCCGCATAAGCTTGCGGAGACATTTTTTCAATGGCTTTTCTGGGGAGATATCTTTCTCCGGTAGCCTTGTCTCCTTGAGTGCTTGGGTTGCCCGACTTAGTTGTCCAATCCTCCCTTGTCCACTTGGAAAGAGATCTTTGGGGTTCTTTTTTGCCACCTTTTTTATAGCCCCCACCAGACTTTTCATATTCCCTCGCTAAAAGTTGTGCTTTCCTTGCTGACCATTGACCTGCCTTACCACCTTTTGAGCCTGCCATTATTTTATTTTTAAGCTTTTCACGCAAGCTAGGCTTTGTATATGTATTTTCGGCAAGCTTATAGTTAAGCTTTTCTATTGAACCCATTAATGAGTTTAATTTTTTGCTCATTGAGCTTGGAAAAACTTGAACACTGTCTTTTGTGTGCGTTTTGCCAGTATGTAAAGATCCATCTGGCATCTCATGCACCTCGCCTATAAATTCTGTCCCATCTTCTTTTATGTATTTTTTCTTATTCACTTTGAATCCTCTATTCATCACAGGTGAAGCGCGTTCCACAACTATGGCACACTGCTTTACAAGCCCAATAATCTAATATTGCGCCACATGCAGGGCATTCATGGTCTTCATTCTTCAGAAACAGGAACTTCGACTTCAAATTCATATTCAAAATACTTACTTAACCTCAATTGAGCATCTATTAGTCTTTTGATTTGCATCTTTAAAAAAATTACATCTTCTTCACTGCGGGTCTTAAACTGGACTAAAGCGGCAACGCTATTAGATAATGATTGTGCATAGCTAACTTGATCAGTTGTCTCATAAACACAAAGATCTACTTGCGGTTCGCTTTCTTCTTCCATTAGGTAGCCCTTCTAGGCAAAATATTTATTACTTCTTTCTCTACGCTCTGATCCCATCTATGCGACATATCTACCCACCAACCTCCTAACGGGCGTGGTCCTTTTCCTGTCTCATGCCACCAACCGTCCCCCTTACTGCCAAACTCATCTTTATAGGTAGGTAACTGTAAATGCCATTGCGTATCTGTCCATACTTGCCCTTTCGGGCCTATACGTTCACGGCTAAGCTCTACACACCACGACTCATGTATATGTCCACCTACCACAATGTGGGCATCGGGCAAATAAACAGCTCTCCTGTTTGTATTAATAACGCCCTTCGTTACGGGGCCACCTCCACCCGATCCATGTGTATAGGCAACATTGATAGAGCCTATGCTTTTTTTACTGGATGTCCGATTGGTCTTTAGTCGCAATATGATCCAACCCGAATATGGAGCGATTAGAATATCTGAGCCTGTCTTTAAGTTAAGCTCTCTCACGCAAGCAGATAACAAGTCAAATTCCGTGAACCGTGTTATGCTTGTTTCGTGGTTTCCTTTAGCCCACACATGAATATTCTTAGCATACGGCTCAAGGAACTCTACTGTCTCTTCAACTAATGCATTTAAATAATCATTTCTTTGGTATTCTTTTCTAACTGAAGACTTACTGCCACGCTTATCCCTTGATCCCTGCATGGCATCCCACCAGTCACCAAGAAAAACTATCTTATGCCCTCCATCTAATGCTTGATCTAAATGCTCTTTGAGCTTTCTTCTATTGCAATGAACCGAATCAAAATGCTGGTCACTGCAAAAAAGAAGACTCTCTTGTTTTGTATTTTTATCTAACTGATACTCTATAATAAAAGACTTGCTACCTACCCTTTTTGCAGTAGAACTCAAAAGAAGTTTCCTTTTTTAATCCTCGCCTTTTACTGCTAGCTCTCCAACTGCGCGATAGACCCATTCGGGCCATTCGTCATTGAAGCGTTGAACTCTTCTACTCTCTTCGTTGCGAACGGTTCTGTTGCCCGTCCTTGACCTATTATCAAGCCTTCTCTCAGCGGCAGAGTTTGTTCGCCTCTCAGAAGAAGTGTTTTGATCGGTAGGTTCTTCTGGGGTTTCTGGAACACTTTCCCCTTGTCCCACTCTTTCCATTTGTTCGATTTGTTGCATGTCTTTTATTTCTTGCCGCACAGACATAGGTTCGGGTGTAGCTTCGCTACGCTCCGGCAGTGCAAACTTATCGCGCAAGTAATCTTCAATATTTTCATCGGGCTGAACAAACACCTCGCCCACCTCACGCAAGAATCTAATAAGTTGCGGAAGGGCAACAGCCCCTATGTTAGAAGCGCGAAGTCGAACAGGGGTTGGCTCTCTGTAGTTCAGTTCAAGCAACGGCTTAATGACTTGCTCTGTATATGTGTCAGAAATCCACTTGGCAACATTCTTTAGCGAGTCATAAAAGAATTCCTGTGAGGTTTCGCCCAAGGCTCTATTGCCCCCATTGCCGAAGTTGATAAACTGAGCTAATCCACTCTTGCCAATTTCTTCATTGTGGTGGTTGATCGTAGGCAACACATCTAACACAGATCCCTGCGCCACTGTCTTAATATCGATCTCTACGCCATTCGGAGTGATCACATACGATTGGCTACCGGCTTTCCAGTTTTTGCCCATTTCGATTAGGGCTTTCAATCCTTCATTGTCAAAGTCTTCGGGTAGTTTTATGTGCGGAATACCTAACGCAAATCGCTCAATACGAATCGCATCAATGTGATATATTTGATCTTTTATAAACCAATGCTTGTAAGCTGAGCGCAACAAGCTTTGTCCTTCGTAGTTGTTGCCCTCTTGCTGATATGTAAATAGGACAGCTTTAGAAGGAAAAGGGATTTTTATTTCTCTGGGCGTTCTACCGTTATCGATCTGCTGAACGATCTCATATAGATTTTCATTGTCGTCCGTGTTCCATCGCCAGACAGTGGTCGCAAGGCGAGGTGCGATCTTTTTGATCATGAGCTTTGTCTGCCCGTTATACTGAACAGGCTCGTATACTTTTTCAGCCCAAGAGAACCCTGCCCAAAACGCAGAAGTAATATGCTTTAGGAACGAAGGCCAATTGATGCGCTCAAATGTATTAACCCGTATGAACTCTCGTTGTTCCTCATCGCCGCCCTCTATCGTCCAATCGGCAGACAGGATGGGCATCGTCACGGCATAGAGTAAGGCTTGGATCTGTGCGTCTGTCCTACGCATCTTATCATAGGTGTCTACTGCATTGGGAAAGGTTAGTTTTTCGTTGAACTCATCATTAGAAATAAATCCATCAAAATAGCTAACGCCGCCTTGCCCCAACTCAGTGGTGAGTCTTTTTCGCTCCGTCTGCTCGTTTAGCTTGATCTCTTTGCCGTCCGAACCAAAGAGCCTAAAAGCAGGTGGCGCGTTATCTGTCTTTATAGAAATTTCTGCCATCTTTTTTTTATTTCCATGAAAAGAAAAAATACTTTTTATAGTAACTGAAAAAACACCTACAGGGAAGCCAAACCTACTAGTAATTATAGGATTAGAAAGTCATCTCCTTGACTTGCATACCCCTTGAGTTCTTGTCTTTCGCGTTCGATAACGCTTCCCAAACAGCCCCTGTGTTTAAAAGCGACCTCCTTCTAGCGTGATACGCCATCGCCAACGTGTCGGCCCTGTCGGGGGAAGGCTCGCCTCGTTTACGCATCTCGGACTTAGACTCCATCTTTATTTGACCGCTACTCGTAATATCAAATTTACGTGCCGTCAATTGATGGATCAGCACTTTGTCGTTTGGGATAGAAAGCAGATCACCATTCTCCGAATTGTAATTCTTCTCAAACGCTTCACGCAGATGCCACATCATTTCCGTGCCTAAGTTCGCATACTTGAGCGGCTCCGTTGCTCTCATACCTGCATTAACGGGAATGATCCCATCCTTGATCTGCTCCTTAACGCGATCCGTTACACCTCCACCCAACCCTGCATCATCAATCGCTATCTTTGGAACGCCCGATTGTCTAAGCCGCACTACGCGCCCTGCCGTCTTCATCAAATCTTTACCTTTGTATGTCTCTATAATGCGGGCCTCGTTGCCCAGAAACTCAATAAAGCAGGTTTCATCGCCACCAAAACGGGCAACGTCCACTGCTACTGCGCGTCCCTTAGCCCCCCTCACATCTCTGTCCACTGCCGCCATGACCCAGTTGATGGGGATCATCGTATCGTCTGTCTCTTCGGGAAACTCCCCCAAGTTCATAGCAACAAACAGCGGCGAAGACTCACCTAAATCTCGCGCATCATCCTCTATCTGACTCAGTGCAACGCGCTCTGATTGATACGCAGATATACTAAAGACGTTCCAGTTGGTAGCCGACTGCCCTTTGCAGATCTCATAAAAGGGACCAGACGGACTTCCCGGAGAACTCAAACAGATCCACCAAAACTTGCCTCCGGGATTACCGCGCAAGATCCTTCGCACAGCAGAGAAGATTTCTGGCTTGATCGCCTTGGCCTCATCCATCACTACAGCTACATACTGTCCGTGGATTCCTTCAAAGGTCGCTTCTGATGTTGCCGCACGACCCATAGCAAACCAATCGGGCGCAATATTAATGCTCGTAGATAATACTTTCGTCTGCTTGATAATCGTATCGTGCGAACGGTCGTTCCACATAGAGATCTCACGCCATAGCTGATTCACTAGCTGGCTCCATGTGCCTGCCGTTGTTACAACTTTACCGCCCGGATGAGTATCAAGAAACCACAACACCCAAAGGGCCGCTGTAGTTGTCTTTGCACATCCGTTAGCCCACTTGAACGCATAGTAGCCCGGTTGTGCCATCGTATCCAGAGCGTCCGCTTGATAGGATTTGTTCTGGTCAAATATAAGCTTCTTCCTATTCTTCTTGATCCATTCGTGCGTTTCCACTCTACGGCAAAAATTTTCTATCTCTCCCCTAGATCTATATTTTGCCAAATCTATATCTACGTGATCTTTAACCCACTTTGAAGGGCTATTCAGCCACTCCGAAAGCTTCTCATATTCCTCTACTGCTTGCGTGTCCCTATTGTCAACTTGGTATAACATTTAATCCATCCATTTCCCATGCTTTACATAATGCCACATTCTATGCCTAAAAACTTCCAACAGCAAAGCGAAAAGATTCGGTGCTTCATAGTAGCCCTCCTTGACAATCAGTTTCATTTTTTTGCTCCTATAAATTAATAAAACTAAATAAGTCTTTTTCCGGTATCCTTATCACTCGATATATCAATATTTTGTAATTTTCAAACTCGCGCCCACTTCTTCGGTCTTCTTTGCTTTCTGTCCCACATAATATATTGCTTTCGTTTATTTGTTGAAACTTAATTAATGATAGTATGCTATGTTAGGACTGTTAGATATGTGATTTGTTGATTCGGAAATTTTGGATTTGTGTGGAAATGATATGCCCCCCCTGCCCATATAAAGGGGGTGCATTCGGGAATCTGTCCCACAGGGGAATTGTTAGGGGTCGATGGCGATAGACTGTAGATTGGCGTAAACCCTTAACGATTTTTTATTCATTGTGCCATGGACGACACCCCTTATCGAAAAGATCGATGGGATATATATACGCCACATTGAAATCGACCGACGGCGATGCGATCACTTCCATTCCGCGCACAGTAAAACGTTCCACGTTGTAAAAATCCTGCATGAATTCTAATAACTCTATAGAAATAATAATATAGTGCGGCTTTTTAATGTCGCCCTCATATAGTTTAATCATACAGTGAATGCTATACAGTGGCGAATCTTCTACAAACAAAACACATCTCCGTAAAGGTTAGTTAAATATATTATAGGCGCAAAGCGTAGAGATTAAAATTATATTTGCGTTTAAATAGATATAATAACGTCTATATATATAAGGCTAACATGTTGCTTTGTCGCTTACATACAATAGCACGATAGTCATGCTATGATATACGTATAGCAAGACATACACATAGCTATTGATATGACCCCCTCTCGCATAAGCATACTGTTGCGCCCTACGCCACGCCACGCCCCTATGTATAGGGGGGGGCATGTAGCTTGTGCATTCTAATTATAAAATTTAATAGTGCATTATTTTTTTGTAATAGATACATAAAAATATTTTAATGTGCAATGTGATATAACAACATAGCAAGTAAGGCCAATGCCCTACGATATAACGCCAATGTAAATACTATTACATATTTATACGCCATTGACGCATAGGCACATATATATAGGCATATATACAATACGCCGACACGGGCGCAGTGAAATACACTATATATATAGGCCCATATGCACATGGCTACCCTTAGCCATCTTCGTATATACGAAGACACACAGCTAAAAATGAATAACTATTCGATAGGCTATGTATCAACCCCGCTATATGGGACACTTTCCGAATAATCGCACCACTTTTTTGAATAATTATTCGACATGGATCGCCCTGCTCGGTGCGTATATTCGGAAAATAGCCCTAATCGCACCACACTGCGCCGACTTATCGCATAATTATTCGATAACAATCGGTAACTATTCGTCTACAGTGCATCAAAAACAAAAACACCCCATTCATCAATGAGTGTTATCTCAAAAAATGAATAGGGTGCATAAACTGTTGTAAGACAATGATTTTTGAAGATGGTAAAATGCCCTTTTTTTTTAAGGCTTGACAAATTTGGAAATTTTGCCGCTTACCCTCTCCAATCCGATCTATTTTAATAGTGTTTTG